CAAACCGCTCGAGTGGAATCCAGGCAAGCAGGACGGACTCAATGCGCACTTTTGTTGCATTGATGAATATCACGCTCATCCAAATGATGAGCTCTACAACGTAATCCGAAACTCAATGGGGGCAAGGCGGCAGCCGTTGCTGTTTACCATTACGACGGCGGGCTTTAATCGTGAGGCACCCTGCTACAAACACAGGCAGTACTGCGCAGGGGTGTTGAGTGGCAATATAAAGGATGATGCTTTGTTTTCGGTGATCTATACATTGGATGAGGGCGACGATTGGACAGACCCGGCAGTATGGGCCAAAGCAAATCCAAACTGGGGTATTTCAGTAAACCCGCGCCAACTTGAGCAGGGATTGACCGAGGCCAAGGAGTTCGTGCACAAAGAAGTTGAATTTAAAACCAAACTGCTCAACGTGTGGACCGATACGGCAATGACTTGGATTTCAGATAGTGATTGGAAGGCTTGCGATGGCGCGGATGATTTAGAGGGCGCTTTGTGTTATGGTGGATTGGATTTGGCAAGCACTGGGGACTTTTGCGCATTCAGTTTATACTTCCCAGAATATCACGCGATTCGCTCATGGTATTGGTTGCCAGTCGAGACGGCATACAAACGCAAGGACGCAGCAGGGCAATCGATTAGGCAATGGGCAGCCGATGGGCATATTGAGTTAACGGACGGCAACGTAACTGATTACGCTTTTATTAAGGCGCGGGTTATTCAGTTGGCGCAGCAGTACGACATCAAAGACATTGCATTTGACCGCTTCAACTCTTCGCAGTTGGTAATCGAGCTACAAAACGAAGGCTTGCAAATGTTTCCTTTCGGCCAGGGCTTTGTATCAATGTCGGCACCCACCAAAGAACTGGAGCGATTGACAAAGGATAAACAATTAAGGCACGCGGGCAATCCCGTTACTCGTTGGATGATGGGCAACATAATGCTGCGCACAGATCCCGCGGGTAATATCAAAATTGACAAAGCCAAGTCTGGCGATAAAGTCGATGGGCCTGTGAGCATTGTGATGGCATTGGGCACTTGCATGCAGGATGCCGCAAAAGAAAAAGAATCAGATTTTTGGTTTGTAAGCTTATGAAATTTTTGGACGACTACATGCAGGAATATTACAACAACCTACCGAGATATCGGACCTATGAGGATGCCTACAATGCAACCGAGGAAAAGTATTTCGGTAAGTTTGGCGTGCGTCGGTATAAAAACTACGATGTATTCAGGGCAGCGTTGAGCAGGTGGTTGGCCCAGGGGCGCAATAAGTAATTTGTTAACGTGAGTAATTTAGGGCAGTTGTAATTTGCGGGCGATGAATCTAAAATTCTGGCAGCCAAAAAGAGCGGAGAAGCGCAGTAGCTTATCGCAGCCAACTGATTGGCTAGTGAATACTTTACAAAATGTTTTCGGATATCAAACAAAAAGCGGTCAGGCGGTTAATGATCGCACGGCGCTATCTATTGCGTCGGTGCACGCGTGTGTTAGAGTTATTGCAGACGGTATTGCGGGGCTATCTTTAAAGTTGTATAAAGACGATGGCACCAATCGCGAGCAGGTTGTAATCCATTACGCTACTGCATTGGTAAACGAGCCAAACCCATATCAGACAAAATACGATTTCACCAAATACATGGTGAGCCACTTGGCGCTGAAGGGCAACGCTTACGCTTTTATCAATCGCGACAGCAGATATTTGGGCATTGAGTTGCACCCGATTGCACCTGATTACGTTCAACCAATCATGCAGGACGGCCAATTGTTTTACAAAGTGAATCGCAAAGGATTCCCTGGCATGATTCCAGCGGCCGACATGTTGCATTTTAAAGGGCTTTGTGGTGATGATCCGCTTGTGGGTTTGTCGCCTATCGTGGTGCACGCCGAAACCTTGGGCATTGATTTAGCAGCAATTAGTCAGAGCGCTGGCGTCTACAAAAATGGAGTGTTGAAATTTTTGTTAACATCTGATGCGCAGATTAAACCCGAGCAGGCAGTACCATTAAAGAAATCTTTGGATGATGTAATTGATGGGGCAAGCCGCAGCACAGTGCTACCCAATGGCATCAAGATGGAAAAGTTGAGCCTGTCGCCAGAAGAGGCGCAGTATTTGGAAACCCGCAAATTTTCGGCTGAGGAAATCGCCCGTATTTTTGGGGTGCCCGCTTCCATGATCGGCGCAAAGGATGGCATTAAGTCCAGCGTTGAGCAGGAATACCAAGATTTTTACGCCCGCACTTTGGCATCGTATGCCATTAACATCGAACAGGAAATGGCCCGCAAGCTGTTAACAGAAAATGATAAGTTGACTTATTACTTTAAATTTAACTTTAATTCGCTGTTGAGAGCCTCCGCCAATGAGCGCGCTGATTACTATAACAAAGGCATTCGCGGCGGTTGGCTTTCACGTAATGAGGCCCGCATGTTTGAAGACGCAAACGGATTTAATGGAGGCGATGAGTATTTGATCGAATCCAATTTGATGCCGTCCAGCAAAATCGATGAATACATGGACGCTAAGATTGCGCAACTAATGAGCACCGCCGACAAAAACAACAACCCAGAGGGAACCAATAACACAGAAGTAATCTAATGAAACAAGAAAGGCGCACATTTACGGGCACTGTTCACACCAGAGAAGACGGCGAAGGCATGCCAAAAGAAATTGGCGGCATTGCTGCTGTCATTAATTCCGCTACGGATCTCGGATATTTTGAGGAGGTTATTTTGCCGGGAGCGTTTGACAATGCTCTGTCTAAAGATTACGACATTCGTTGTTTGTTTAACCACGAAGCCGAGTTGATTTTGGGCCGCACTAAGGCAAACACCTGCAAAGTGTTTGTAAATGGCGACGGCAATCTTGAATATACCTGGGTGCCAGATTATGAGAATCCAACACATATGAGCGTTGTGCGTTCTATCATGCGCGGCGATATCACACAGAGTTCATTTGCCTTCACGATCAAAGAACAAATGTGGAGCGAGTCGGAAAAGTACGGATCTATGGGCAAGCGCACAATCAAAGTGATCGAGGATTTGTATGATGTGAGCCCTGTAACTTATCCCGCTTACGCTGACACTGAAGCCGACGCCCGTAGCATTGTTGCTATGCGTGATCAGGAGCAAGAAATCGAAGAGGCCAAAAGAAGCCAAGCCTCTGCCGATGTTATTAAATTGGCTTTACTGAGATATCAAAACCTTTAAACAAAAAACAAAATCATGAATAAAATTAAAGCATTGAAAGAAGAGCGTGGACGTTTGCTCGGCGAATTGTCTACCTTGCAAACCACAATCGAAAAAGAAGCCAGATCTATGGCTGATTCTGAAACCAATCGCTTAAGCGAAATCGAGGCTCGTTTGGGCGCGATCAAAGCTGAGGTTGAAACCTTGGAAAAGTTGCAGAATCTTGCAGCTCAAGCCGCTGGCCACGTTGCAAGCCGTAGCGAGGAAAAAGAAAAGTCAGAAATGGCTAAAGAGTACAGCTTTAAGCGCGCTATCGATATGGCTATTTCTGGCCGTCGCGAAGGTGTTGAAGGTGAATTTTCTGCCTTGGCTTCTAGCGAGTACCAGCGTAGCGGTGTAAGCGTAAGCGCTCACTCTATGAAAATCCCTTCTGAAGTATTCAAACGTGATATGACTGCTACCGGTGGTTCTTCTGGCTCTGAAGGTGGTGTAAACGTTCAAACTTCTGTAGGTTCTATCATCGATGTATTGTTGCCTAAGACTGTATTGCGCGGTTTGGGTGTACAGCAGTTGAGCGGGTTGGTTGGTAACTTGGATATGCCAACGGCCTCTACTGTTCCTTCTGCAGGTTGGAATACTGAAAACGGTTCAGCTACTGAAAAGAGCCCCGCTTTCAGCAAAATTACATTTAGCCCTAAGCGTTTGGCTGCTTACATTCAGGTATCAAACCAGTTAATGTTGCAATCTAGCAACTCAATCGACGCTTACGTGCGTAACTGGTTGCTTAATGCTATGGCTCAATCTTTGGAAACTGCCGCTATCAAAGGTGGTGGATCTAACGAGCCTACTGGTATCATTGCAAATGCCAACGTAAACGTAACTTTCGCAGGTGGTGCATCTTCTAACAGCACAAACGCTAACGGTATCGCTCCAGTATGGGCTGACGTTGTTAACTTGATGAAGGCTGTAGAAAACGCCAACGGCGAGGGTGTTGCTTACTTGACCAACCCTAAAGTAAAAGCCGCTTTGCAAACTATTCCACGCCAAGCTTCAGGTGTTGAAGGTAACTTCATTTGGCCTGCAGGTGGTTCTGAGTTGAACGGTTACAATGTAGCCACTTCTACTTTGGTTCCTAGCAACTTGTCTAAAGGTACTAGCTCAACTTTGTCTGCAATGATCTTCGGAGATTTCAGCAAAATGGCTATCGCTTCTTGGGGTGGTATGGAGTTGACAGTTGACCCTTATAGCGGTGCTACTGCTGGCTTGACTAACGTTGTTTTGAACGCTTACTTAGATTGCAACTTGTTGCAGCCTACTGCCTTCGCAGTTTGTAAGGACATCGTAGCCTAATAACTTGACCGCTTGGGGTCATTAAAGTTCCAAGTGCCGGGGGTGATCTTGACTGCATCGCCCCTGGGCCAATATGAAAGTGAGATTTACAGCAAACCCTACAGGGCAATTTAATTTAAGTTACAACGTAGGCGAGGAAGTAATAATGGAAACCAAGCAGGCCATGCTCTTAATTGAGGCGGGTGTTGCTGAAGAGATTGCAGTATTGACGCCAGCCAAGCCTAGTAAAAAGGCAAAGCCAGTAAACCCTGAAACCGAACTAGACGCAGAATAATGTTTGTCAGCCGTAGATATACCGCCTTCGCAAATGCCGCTACTGATTACCTCAGTTTGGCAGATGCAAAAACCCATTTAAGGGTTACAAGTTCCTCAGATGATACTTACATTTCGGGGCTTATCTCTATGGCAATTGATGCCTGCAGTAATTATTTGGGCTACTCGATTCGCAAAGGGACGGCCAAGTATGGCTTTGACTCATTTACAGGCCAGCCTGCGCTCGTGAATCCCGTGAATGGCCTCAATATACCTTCAGGAAATTATCTGCGCTTAAACACGCGCTGTTTGGCTGTAAATTCTGTGAGCTATGTGAACGACTCGCAGGCAGTTGTTGCTTTTGATTCTGCCGATTGGTTGGCTTCACCTGATCCAATGGGCGGGTATAGCAGAAATATCTTTTTTGAAAATACCCCATCCTCCATTACCGATGATACAATTAAGTACATTGTTGAAATCTCTGAGGGTTTTAATCCTGTAGGCACTTCATCTGTAGATCCAGACACCATCATACCCGCCACGATTAAGCACGCGGCGCTGTTGTTGGTTGCTCAGTACTACGATAACAGGCAGGCCATCATTGCGGGGAGTATTAACAGCGAAATGAATTTCGGCTTTCACTACCTACTCGATCCGTACAAAATACAAATCATGATCTGATGAATGCGGGGTTAATGGACGTTTTGGTAAGCCTGCAAAGTTATACCGAAACTATAGATACAAACACAGGCGAGAAGCTGCAAACGTGGACCGAATACGCAACCGCCTGGGCGCAGCGTGTTGAGCAGGAAAGTGGTGCCGAGAATGTAAACGCAGACAGGCGCGAGCATAAGCAAATTGTGATGTATACCATTCGTTTCAATTCTGCCGTAGGCGTTAAGCACAGGGTAGTTGATGACAATGGAGCGCACAACATTGTTAACATTGCAAACCTTCAACGCAATCTATATTTGAAACTACAAACCGAATTAACACAATAATGGAAAAAATCGACGGACTCGCTGAAACCTTGGAAGCCCTAAAGGCTATGGGGGTCAGTGTGAAAAGTCGTAAACTGCAGCAAGTTTTAAAGAAAAGCGCCTCACCAATTATCGCAACGGCCAAATCTTTGGTGCCAGTTGATACAGGCGATTTGCGGGACTCAATCGGTTTCATCAATAGCAAGGACAACGCCAACTATGATAAGGCTTTGATTGGCTTGCGCAAGGAGTACCACAACAACTATCTGGGCGTGATGTATGAATATGGCACAGTTGAGCGTATCCAAGCAAGCACCGGGCGCTATACGGGCGTTATTGCCCCTGTGCGATTCATGCAGCGGGCTGTCGATTCAAACGCCACAAGCGTAGAGGAAAGTATAATGAAAGGCGTTGATCAAATCATTGCCGATTTAGCAAAGAAAAATAATCTAATATACAAATAACCATGGCAATCACTGGACCAGTAAACGGCACGCTTATAAGCATCTATAAAGATGTTAGCGGAACCTTGACCAAAATCGCAAACGCGACATCTCATTCAATCGACATTTCTAAAGATATGATCGACGTTACTAACAAAGACAGCGCAGGCGCTAAAGAATTTATCGCTGGCGAATATGGCTACACTCTTAACGTCGAGGGCATTTTTGAAGAAGATGCATCTGTGAGCACAACCGGCTTGTCTTTTAAAGATCTTTTGACCGATTTGTTGGCGGGTACTTCTGTTACAATTGTAATGACTACCAACAGCACAGGAGATCAAAAATTAACAGGCGGCGCTTTCTTCAGCAGCTTGTCTTTGAGCGCACCTAACAATGACAAAGCAACCTTCACAGGAACTTTGCAAGGTTCAGGCGCTTTGACTATTGGCACCGTTTAATAATTTATTTGTTATCTT